GCAACAATAACAGCAGCCATTCAGCAGCTTGTAATTGACTTAAAATTTTATTCTATATGGTCAAAATGCAAGGCTATTTATCCTTTTGTTGGTGGGTCTGCATCGGCACATAAATTTAATCTCAAAGACCCACAAGACACTGACGGGGCTTTTCGATTGACTTTTTATGGTGGCTGGACACATAGCAGCAATGGCGGATTACCCAACGGCACAACTGGCTATGCAGACACATTTTTAACATTAAGTAATGCCGGGGCTTTTAATAACATACATTTGAGTTATTATTCAAGAACAAACACAGCAGTTTCAAGCGGATTTCGCGTTGAAATAGGCCGTGGTAATAGTGCAGGCGGTACTTATGCAAATTTATATTTAAGATTGGACAGCGGCAATACCTTTGGAGGAGATATGGGAAGTCGTGCCGTTAGTTCAACAAATACCAATTCAGCTTGTTTTGGTTTAATTTCTTCTACAAGTTCCACAAGTTTAAAATTGTATAAGAATGGAAGTTTAATTACAAGCAATACAAATACACAAACAAATACACCTGCATCACTTAACTTTTTTTTAGGTGCAAATGGTGGTTCAACTTCTGCTGATGGATTTTCAGACAGACAATGCGCATTCGCTTCAATAGGCGACGGCCTAAGTGATACCGATGCGTCCAATTTATACAACGCTGTTCAGACATTTCAAACAACATTAGGGAGGCAGGTATGATTTTAGTTTGGAAGTTTCCGGAAGGGGTTAATATAGACGATGTAAGGCAACTGCAAGGCACTGAGGGCAGCAGGTTAAACCCCGTGCAAGATGCGGAAGGTAATTGGATAGTAAGCGATGAAGAATATTGCATGGCTGAATTTCAGTTTTTGAAAAAAGATTACCCTCAAATTTGGGCAGGCATGACACGAATTGAATATAGGCCAAAACCACAACCCCCAATAAATTATGAAGGATAATTTGGACAATAGTATCATAGGCAGTTGGCTGTTATGGCTGGCCGGGTTTGCCTCAAAACTTCTGCCATTGATGCAATATCTATCATTTACGGCAGCATTTATTTTGTCTTGCATAGGCATATATCAAAAATTGAAAAATGGCAAAAAGTAAAGAGATAGTCAAGTGGCAGCCGAAATCTAAGCGCAAGTTAGGTCGGCACACGAAGTCTGAAAACAAGCATAGCAGAAGTAAAAAATACAGAGGGCAGGGAAGATGAAACTAAAAAACTATTTTGAGCCGACACCCAAAAGATTTAGGGTGCTGGGCGACAGCATCGCGGCTATGTCGTTATTCATTGCTGGGCTAAACATCGACAATCCTAAGTTGATGTTGGCATCGGGAATATGTGGGGCGGTCGGTAAATTCATAACCAACTTTTTTGCAGAAGAATGAGGCTGTTTGTAATAGTTGCCGGGCTACTTATACTCACATGGGCAGTGAGTAGGATATTCACAAAGGTTGAATTGTACGGGCAAGGCGTTTTGGCCGATAGGAAAATAGACAGCTTTGCACAAGTGGCAAATAGGGCTGTAAAACTTGCGGACTCATTACAAGCCATTTGCGACACTTTAAAACAAAAAAGGAGTGTGAGTATAGTCGAGGTTACAAAGTGGCGTGAAAGGCGTTTAAATGATACTTTTTGGGCTACTCTCGAAGATACTGCAAAGATTACCTACCTGCTGCAAGAAAATGACAGCCTATTCAGGATTGTTGAATTGGACACTGAAATAATCGAAAAGCAAGACCGCACAATTTTGTCGCAAAAAGTGGCAATAAGTGCGAAAGATAGCGTGATAAATCGTACACAAAAGACTTTGAACGGCTTAGCGAATGAAAATGCAGCCATAAAAAAGGTAAATACAAGGGTTAAAAGACAACGAAACTGGTCATTTTTGGCTGGGGTGTTAATAGGAGTTATCGCAAAATGAGAAAGTTACAAGAGATTTTGAACGCCAACGGGGCAAAATTAGTTGTTGACGGCATCGTTGGGCAGCGCACATTGACCGCACTTCACCAATATGTAAAGGCCAACATCGAAAAAAGAAAGTGGGTTATGCCAAAAGACGGGTTGGTGTGGATAAGAACCGACAAAAACTTAACCAATACCTTTGACGATTTCGTTGCAGTGTACAAATCAGGACTTCCCGTTATGGCATTGCCTTGCTCAACAACCGCTGGGGATTATTATGTATTCAATCCGTTGACTGTTGGTGGCATAACCGGAACTGCAATCGCTTGTGAACAGCAGATAATCGGGGCGCATCAGTTCGTAACGGCTGCAAATTGGCGTTTCCTTTGGTTAAATGCGCCCTACTTTATGCAGGTGTTGCCGATTACAATCTACCGGGACGGCAATAAAAACCGCTTAATTGATAGCCACATAAAGCAATTTGGATTGTTTGGTATTAACCTGCATCGGGGCGGAGTTGCTGCCACAATTAACGGCTGGTCTGCCGGGTGTCATGTGGTGCAAGATGCAATGTGGTTTGAAGTTTGCAAATTATTTGCAAACGGACAGCGCATAGATTATACGCTGTTTGAAGTTTAGCTCCCGGTGTGAGGTTCGAACTCACAGCTCCCCCCTTTAAGTGTTTCGCACCGAGCCAGGCAGTCTACTAACTATTTAACCGGTGGGGGAATGTTGCCAATTTACACTAACCGGGCGGTTTTAATACAGCTTCATACACTGCATGATTTTTTCATTCACTTGTTTTGTCGTCATCAAAGTTAGCCATTCTTCGCTGCCCGTGCAAATCATTGTTAAAGGTGTCGACTTCGTGCTGCGGATATCTTCCATAACATACTCAACATTCCAAATGGCTATCTGAAATGTGGGCGCATCCCATAAATCAGGTTGCAGCCCCAAATCTTCAAGTTCTTCCCCTTCTTCATCGGCTGCCAGCACATCAATTATCAGTGGTCTTAATAGCATTTGCCGTCAATTATTCTGTAATTGTTCACTTTGAAATTGCCACCCTTTAAAATTTCCACGATTGCGCCCCCGTGATTTTGCCGGGTATATCCGAACGGGTTATATTCCGGGGTAAGGGTACAATGGCAGCCAATCGAATAACACACGATTTGGTCGCGTTTAAGGTTGTTTTCGTGGTGTGTGCTGGTTTGGTGGTGGTGTCCTATTAAGAGTGAAGATTTTGCCCTTAAAAACGCCCCCCGTGCTGGGTTAACCGGAGCAGAAATACCCTTCTGCAATTCATGCCCGTGCAATATGTCAAGTTTTCCGGCTCTTATTCTTTCCCGATACACCACATCAATGCCAAATTTTTTTAACTGCAACTGGTCTTCAAGTCCTATGCCGTCAAGTTCCGCAATCGCACGGGCGTTGGTGAGCAGGTAATTCCGCATCCGTTCTTCGTGGTTTCCAAATTTGTAAACTATCGGAATGTCCCCAAATTCATCACGCAATAACTGAAAAAAAGACCGGGTCATTTCAAGTTCGGTTTTGATTGACGGCCTACCGACTTCCTTAATAAAGCGGCTCACCTCGTACATATCAATAATATCCCCATTCAACACAATGCCGTCAACCCTTGCATTTTTGGCGAAGTTTAAAGACGCGGCAATCGCTGTCGGGTCATGCTCAGGGAAGTGAATATCGGACATAACCAGCCAGCATCCGGGTTTAAGGATTTTTTCTTTTGGCTCTGGCAGTTTCGTGAATAGCTTGTATTTGCGTAGCCCGTCTTCGATTGTGCTGGGTTGCGAAAATCCGGGCAATGCCTTGGTGTTTGTTTTGTTTGAGCCAGTCAATGACCTGACAATGTTCCGCACCGCATCAATGCCGCTAAATAACCCATGGTTTTCGTTGTAAATAAGGCGGCTCAGGGTTTGTTTTGGAATGGTAAGTTGATTGTTTTCATCGCAATATTTGCGGATGTAACTTTCGACAAGTTGTGTTTTGTTCATTCAACTATAAATGTACCAAAAGAAAAATGGGGACGATTGCCCCCATGTTCAAAATAAATTGGTGTTCAAGATTGATGAACAAATCCGTCAGTGTTTAAGTTGACTTTTTAAAGTTTTCGTCAGGTTCTAAGCTAACAATGTGCAACCGCAATTAGGCGTGAATGCAAGGTGTCAACTGCGGCTGCACGGCTGTTAGCTTAACCTCCCCTCCTTCTTTTCGATGTCGATTTGCCTCCGCAACTCTGCCCAAGCGTTAAATGTTTCATTCGCATTTTCAACCGCTTTGTCGCGTTCAAAAGTGTAAGGTGTGGCTTCGGGGTGTTCAATGGTTTTGGTGGGAATTACGAGCCAATAAAGGAAGTAGGTAAGCACCCCAGCAATGATAATCATTTTGCACCTCCTTCTTCTTCGCCCCATTCTATGGCAACGGCAATTTTAATTCCTTCTTTTATTCCTTGGTTGTAGGCTTCTTTTCTCTGCTGTTCTTGCATTTCTATTGCTTGTTTAAATGCTTCAAATGCTGCTCTGCTTGATGACCACTCAAAAGGTATCTGCTCAAATAACCACTCTACTGCTGTTTGTTTCATAGTTTTTCTATTTCTTGTTTTACTTCTTGCCAATATTTCATTCTTGGTGAAATCACATCCATAGATACTGATGGTTCTATTTGTGCTATAATTTCATCAACTGCTATTAATGCACATTCCTTTGTTCTCTGCCAACTATTATATTCCCAAGACAAATCTCCATCGGTTGTTGTTACATATCTTTCTAATGGTAATTTTTGATAGAACGCATCGCATAGTTGCGTTGCTTTTTCTTTTGGTGTCATAACTAATCTTTTTTAAAGGTTTCGTTGTAGTATTGTTTAACTAACCACTCTACTGCTGTCTGTGTCATTTTGCACCTCCGTAATTTTGGACATAATAATCTGCCGCATCGTCGTAAGCCTCAGCCATGTCGTTGCGTTTGCAGTCCAAGTCTTCACGCCCGGCATAATAGGCTTGTTTGATATGGCTTTCTTCATACATCATCCACTTGATTGCCTCGGCTCTTAATATTGGCCACCCTGCTTTGTGCAAGTCTTGGATGACTAATTGTACGGGTGTCATGCTTCCACCTCCCTCAATGCTATGGTGTCTCCACCGGGTGTATAGTTGGCAGGGGTAATCACTTCACCGTCTTCGGTGATTGGCTGCACATTCTTTTCTTCGGACTTGTAAGCCCACTTGGCAAGGTCTTCGATTGTTTTCATCTTGAACTTTGCGGCGTTCCAATCGTCTATGTGGTCGAATGTCCAGCGTCCGGGCAGTGCCTTCTGCTGAATTTCAAACCCCATAAATGTGAAAGTCTTGCCGTGCTTACTGGCTTCATCAATGGCAAGTGATTTGATTTGCTCTTTGGCTGCTTTGACCTGCGCCTCTAATTTGTGAAGGGCGCAATAGATTTCAAGTGGGTTGGCATTGCCTTCCTCAACTGCGAAAATCATGTCGGTAATGTCTGGTGTAATCATAGTTATTTGTTTGGTATTATTATTATTTCTTTATAATTCCCAGCGTTCACCCACTCCACTAACTTGTCAAGTTTAGCGTAAGCCCAATCAGGGATAAATTTGCCGTCGGTTTCTATCATTACACGGGGGTAGGCATAAAGGCAACGACCTAAACCAAATTGAACGGCTGCGCGTTTCATTGCATCGGATATGCCGCCCTTCTCAGGTTCGATGTTGGTTTTGGATGCTCCGTCTTCCCGATAAACAAATTTCTTGTCAACCGTTACGGATAAGCGGCAAATAAAGCCATTGGCGATTTCGCGGAACTCCGATGTCCAGTTACTCGCCCCAAAGGCTTCGTCAAAGCGTTCCATAACGCAGCGGTTGGTGATGTACGGCACGACAATGAGTTTGCCAGTGCTGGTCTGTTGTTGCACACGCCATTCGATTTCGTTGGCAGTGATTGGTTTTTTTAGTATGTCATTCATAATGGGTACAAATATAGTGTAAAAAACTAAACTTGCAAATTATTTTTGAGAATTTTTTATTTGCTCAATGAGTTCCGGGGTGTAAATCGCACACTTATACCCCTTGCGTTGGTAGTGCTTTATCGTCCGTTCCACTTCTTCGGGCGGTACGGGATAATAGTTAACATTATTTGCAGCATTCCAATAAACCAGCGTTACATACATTGCGGTTCTGCAACAATTTCAAATGCCGTATCAATTACAAGTTGATGCTTTGCCGGGAGATACTTGCTGTCGTTTTTCAGCGCATCGAATATCGTCTTGCGGCTAACCTTCCCTGCAAGTTGTTTGACCAGCATCTCGGTGTCGCCCTTCGCCCGGTGCTTTATGAAGTGTTTTTGCTTTTGCGAGTAGGTCATAATTCTTCAATCTCCTTTTTTACTTGTTGCCAATAATAATGTTCAGTATATTGGCTAATGGAATTATTAGTGCTTTCTGTATAAACTATTTTAGTTAATGAACTTATTGCTATTATTCCATCAACTGCAATCAATGCGCATTCTTTGGCATGAAAAACATTTGTATAATATCCATCACCTCTTTCTTCTGTCCTAATTGCATAACAAAATTTATTAAACAATTCCTTTGCTTTATCTTTCGGTGTCATAGTTCTTCAATCAATCGTTTCAAATACCATTCTGCTTTTTCCAAATCAGTTTTGCCCCCCTTGTTTTCGTAACGCCAAAGGTACTTAATGACATTACCCCTGAGATAGCCTTGAAATTGCTGCTCGGTCATTGCGGCTTTGATTGCTTCGATGCACTCAATGGGCGTGTCTTTGTAGTGGGCAGGGTTAACCAAATCCTTTGTCGGTGCTTTCCAGTCGAAGTTGCTCATTAGAAGGGGAGGTCAAGATTGTCAAAATTTGAACTTGGTTTCGTTTCGCTAACCTCTTTGTTAGTTACACTTTTGTAAGCCTTCGCACCGCCCACATAGGTAGTTGGCTTCTTCGCCTCTCGTTCTTCTTTGCTTTGGCTCAGGGCGATGTAGTGGGTTTCACCAAATTTGCCCTCAGATTTGCGTTCGCTGCAAACCAATTTGATGTACTTCTTGCCATTTTTGGCGGTCGTGATTGCCTCGCTGGGCAGGTCGGATAAACAGATGTCGAGTATTAACATGGTGCAAATATAGAAAATTAAACTTAAAACATACGCAACTGGGCTGCAAAATCTTTGTATCTTTTTTCTGCTGCTGCAAAATAATCGAGGTCAAGTTCGCAACCTATAAAATCAAGTCCGGCTTTGTGTGCGGAAATTCTGATACTGCCACTTCCCAAATGGGTGTCAAGTATCTTATCCCCCTGCTTTGCGTAGTTCTTAAATATCCAATCGTAAAGTGCAACGGGTTTTTGTGTTGGGTGTATTCTTTTTTCTTCTAAGTAGTTAGTTTGAATTGGAATAGCAACTTTTTTTAAAGAACAATCAAAAGAAGTCCAAGCCAACTCACCAGCAGAAAAAGGCACATCACCCGTAATTACTTTATCCCAAAAAATCCAACCTGTTTTATTTGTAAGGTTATCTATAAAATTATTTGCACCCCAAATGATTTGATTTTTTGAAACCCTAAATAGTTCAATAAAATATTCTTCATTCGGGCTTTCTTTATCCCAATCTTTACTTTGGTGCTTTCTTTTTTGACCCTTCCTTACACCCATATTCATATTTACATTTATACCATAAGGCGGGTCAACTACTGCCAAATCAAAATACTTATCAGGGTAGCGTGCCATTAAAGTCATGCAATCCTCATTGTAAACTTCACTTATCATTTCAGTTTATTTATCAACGCCTCGTTTATTTGATTAAATTTTCGGCAGTATTCCCGTTCCACATGGCATAGGTCGTCAACTTTTCGGCAGGCGTGAATGACAGTGCTGTGGTCTCGCTGCGCTATGTTGGCAATTTTTGTCAAACTCAGGCCGGAATATTGATACATCAACTTAAACCATATATGCCTCAGGTTCACAACTTCGCCCTTTCTTGACCTTGATGCTATCATCGTGGGTAAAAAGTACGGGAAAACGCCCCCGATAGCCTCCTCGATAAACTCTTGCATTGAAGGTTGTTTGTTTTTTTCGCCCAGCATTGTTTTGAGGTAGTCTATATCCCGATGCATTGCCTCAATGCAAAGTTTCAATTCGTCAACTTCTTCGTTTTTACGGCTGTAACGGGCAGCCATTGTTTGCCAATACTTCACCTCTTTTTTTAGGCGGTAAATCGTGGCGGTTTGGTTTTCATTTATTGTGTTCATACATATAGTCCGGTTGGTATGTGATAATTGAATTCGCACATTCCGACTTCACCCCAGTGCGAGAACTTAACCTTCTGCACATGGATTTCGACCGTGTTGTTTTTAAAATTCCGATAAACGGTTATGCCATTGTCGGTCTTGTTAAAGAAATTAGCACTCCCTGCGATGTCGTAAAGTGTCGGTATGTGGTAACTGCTATCTTCATTTTTTTGGATTTTGCGTGGGTGCGCCACGAGAAAGCAATGCACATTGTATTTCTCGCAAAAGTTCACAATCTTATCAAGGCTTTGCCCGATGTATTTAGTTTCGCTTTCGGTATATTGGTGTTCTAATTTGTTCCAAGCATCTATCACAAACCAGTCAATGTTATGTCGGTTTTTGAGTTCGGCAACCTTGGCGAAGATGCTGTCAAGTGTGTTATCCTTTTCGGGCTTAATGAAGAAGATATGCTTTTCAAGTTCAATGACAGCGTCAAAGACTTCCTCTTGGCTCATTCGGTCGCGCCCCATAAAAGGCCGCTGGGTAATCTTACGCATCAGTTTGCTAATATGCAGTTCAGTCGGTCGGTTTTCGGGGCTGTAAAACCCACCTTTCCACCCGTGTTTAATCATTAACTTCATCAGCACAAAGTCCAAGAAGTCAGATTTGCCGTGTCCGGGTACGCCCGTAATCGTGGTCAGGTAGCCCTTGTGAAAAGAAAGCATTTTATCAAACTTGTCAACCCCGGTTTTCGCCCCGGCAGGTAGGCCGAAGTTGTAAAGGTTTTCTATTTCGGTCAAAAAGTCCGTTACCTTAAACACGCCCAGCATCGGAAACTCCGTGAAATTGTGGCTGGCTTCGCGCAGTGCAATCGCACCATTCAGCAGCAGGTATTCGTTGGCATCTTTGCACTCGGGATATACGATGTAATTACATTTGTCCTTGCCGAACCTGTCCGCAATCGCATTGCGTAGGTCAATGCCGGGTGCATCGTTATCAACTGCAATGTGTATTTTTTCGATGTGGTCAAAGCCGGGCATGAAGCGGTCGAAAAAAGTGAGGTTCGGTTGCGCGCCGTTTGGCACACTGATTACATTCTCAATCCCGGCTTCAATCAATGCGAGTGCATCCATTTCGCCCTCCACAATCCAAACCTCGGTAGCGTTGGTAAGGCAGTCGATGTTGTACGGAATAAGTTCTGCGCCTTTGTGCATCTTAAAATGTTTTGCGCCATCCCGGTACTTCACATTCTTTAACTGCCCAGACTCGAAGTAATTAAAACAGATGCAGTTTACTTCCTTGTTGAGCTGTGGCATGAATTCAATTTGCTCACTGATCTGCATTTTATTCAGTGTGGCAGCGGTGATCCGGCGGCCTTCAAACCATTTTAAAACCTTGTCGCTTAGTGCTGTGTTGTTTTGCCAAACGGGAACTTCATATTTGACTACCTCGGGGCGGTCAATAATTCCACCCTTCCACCCGCAATGATGACATATCCAAGCCTTTTTGTCAAGGTTAACGGATAGGCAGCGGTCGGTTTTCTTTTTACGGGTGTGGCTACACTGAGGACAGAGTGTTTGAACTTCACCTGCCGTTTTGCCGGAAGGAATTTCGATGTTGTAAAACGAATAACTCATAACACTACGCCCCCGTAATCTTTGTGTTCCGGCTCCCGTATCTGCAAATCAAGTATATCGGTTGTTTTCAGCACTTCGATTTGTTCAGCGGTCATGCTTTCGGCCAGCCGTTCAAGTTTGCCGTCTTCTTTTTTGACTGCCCAGAAAACAAGATATTTTTTTTCTACTGCCTGATTTGGTTTAGTTGCCATAGGTTTTAAGAATGGAATGGTGTTGGTTAGTTTGGTTTTCCAGTTCTTAATTTTCTTGCCGTGTCCGTCTATCCAGCCTGCCTCAACCCATTGATTGTACTTTGCCTCAATGGAGTATCTGTAATTTGGCTGTAAATCTTTCATTCCATACTCACAAAATTCTTCAAGGGTAGGTATATTATTCTCTTTATTCTTTTCATTCTTTTCATTCTTTACATTCTTGTTAGTGTCCGTTTGGTTTATCGTTTGATGTCCGTTTGCATTATCGTTTGCTTTGCTATTTGCTTTATCGTTTGCCTGATAGTCATCGTACTTACATATTGATATTAAGGTAGTTACATTGTTTTTTTGCCTTACTATCATGCCGTCTTTTTCAAGATGTTTTAAAAACCTTTCAACCTTACCTCTTGACCATTGCCACCTCTTCGCCAATGTTTCCGCATCATAGCCAATTTGACCGCGTACAATATCTACTCTAATGCCTCTTTTAAAAAAGAAGTTGTCGCTGCTGTTTGCTAATAACAAAAGGTCAATCCAAGCGTGTGTTCGATTGAACGGCTCAGAAGTGTATAATGGGTTGTCCATTATGCATCGATGTAATTTAACCCAGCCTGCCATGTCGTTGTAAAATGTGTTTGTACCTGATGACCTGCAAATCTAAGGAAAGCCGTTTCATTTTGTAGGCTTCCTTTGGCATGGGCTTAATTTGTTGCCGTACTTCGAGCCGCCCAATTTCGGCAGCGAGTACATCGAGACACCTGTTGCAGATGTCAATGGGAATGTGTTTGAGTTGTTGCATAAAAAAAACACCCACACTTTCAAGAGTTGAACCCGGCCCCAAGATAGCCGCCTCTTTACTTGCGTGGGTGTTTAAATTATTCTTTTTCATTTGCTTGGTTTTTCGGCAGGGGGTTCAGTCCTGTTGTTCCGATGTGCAATTATATAATAGAAAATTCATTAAAACAAATTTGCCTGAATGTTTTTTAACATTTTTTCGTTGGCTTCCTTAAAAAAGTTTTTCTTAATCTCAAAGCCATATCCCTTTCGGAATGTTTGTGCCGCTGCCAATAATGTGCTGCCACTGCCAGCGCATGGGTCAATAACAACTTCGCCCGGGTCTGTGAACAATTCGATAAGATGTTGCAATAATTTCACTGGTTTTTGCGTTGGGTGTATTTTTTCGCGTTCGGTATCGCGTGGGTAATCTATGCAGTTAAATACCATTTTGCCGTTATTGTTAAACTTTGGCAACTTATCCCGGTATAAAAGCAATCCATATTCGCAGTTACCAACCACACGCATATTTGCTTTTAACACCTGAGCCGAAAAGTTTTTGCGAAAAACAAGGTTAATGTATCCCTTCAATCCATATTTTGGGGCTTTCTGTATCAATTCAAACTGCTGCTCAAATTCACAAAAAACAATCATGCAAGGGGCTTTCCCGGTTTCTTTTGGTTCTTTAACCAACATCGTAGAGCAAAAGTGTAAAAACTCGCTAATTCTAAAATCTTTGTCGGTATCAAAAAACTCCTTTCCGGCCAGTTCACTTTCGCCATTTGCATTATCTCCGTCAACATACCAAGACGGGTTACTTCCGTATGCGTTTTTGCCTATGTTATACGGAATGTCCGCAATAATTAGCTGCGCCTTTGGTATGCCATAGGTCTTGTAATTTTGGAAGTGGTCGTTAAAAAGACGAGGTTTAAAAATTTCTTTCTGTTTCATATTGCCATTGCTCATTAATTTGCCTAACTTCCATTTCCAAAGCCCATTGCCATCCCGTTTCCCATTGGTCATGTTCGTTGCTGCCCTGATTGTACGGGTTCAACCCTGAATGTTCGCCCTGCGAGAATAAACGCTGGGCTTCAAGTCCTTCCATTTCGTGTGTCATAGTGCTGCAAATGTAGTGTATAATTTTATATTGTGCAAACTTTCTGAATAATTTTTTAAAAAAAGTTAGAAATAATCGACAAAACTTTGTGAGTGCAAAAGCACACGGCCATATATTTAAAATATTTCGGGTATGACAAGTCCGATTTTATTGGCTGCGAGTGCTGTGGAAGTAAAGCCGTAGACATTCACCACATCAAACCCCGTGGAATGGGTGGCAGTAAGTTTGCCGACCGCATAGAAAACCTTATGGCATTGTGCCGGATTTGCCATACGAAGTACGAAGGAAACAAGCAGTGGACAGACTACCTGCAACAACGACACCAATTAAAACTTGACAAGGGATGACATTCTTAACGACCTCGCCCGGTCCAGTTGGTTACGGGAAGCCTGCCAAAATATCGGGGGCGACCTTGCCGACGACCTTTATCAGGAATTTTGGGTGGTCATTTGTTCAAAGTCGGATGAAGAAATCTGCAAAATTCATGCAGACGGCTTCCTCAAATGGTGGGCTATCCGCATTTTGGTTAGGCTGTATCACGGCAACGGAAAGCAGCGTTTTTACCGGGACTTTCGTAAGCCCAGCGAAACCCTGCCGGACGACATAGAAGGCGAAGATGATGAATACAACGAGGACGAATACCAACGGCAACTATCTGCACTCAACACCGCAAACGATATGTATTCCCGAGTGGCGAATGACCATGACCGGAGTGATTGGTATGTGGGTGTCTTGTGGGAGCAGTATGCCAAAGTCCGCAGCATTAAGCAGGTCGCCCGAGATAGCAAAATCAATTTCAGAGAAATCCAAAAAATAATACAAGCAATGAAAGACGAAATCAGGAGGCAATATGACAGACATAATAAGTAAATCAATTCTGCTGGCATCGTTGGCCGTGTTAGCCAGCCGCTACTTCTTTCCCCCGATCATATCATTTTTGACCGGGAAGAACAGCTACTTCCGCAAATCAGTAAAGCCATTTGAATGCGCCTTCTGTTTGGCCTTTCACATAACAATTATTTATTATTCATATCGGGGTGAAATGTGGGGTGTAGTTGCTGCATCTTTTGCAGGTATAGTGGCAGCGTTAATTGACAAAAAGATATGACACTGAAAGAGCAACTATTTCCACATTTGCAGCAGTTGCACCGGACTGGCACAATGAGTTTGCCTCCCGATCTTGCAGATGCGGTTGCCCGGGAATATGAAAAGCGAAAGGGGCGCAGGTTGCCACCTTGCCAAACTTGTTTAACCGATTTTATCAAAGAACTATGCAGAGAGTAAAACACTCAGGTAACGCAGGCGACCTCATTTATTCGTTGCCAGCCATGCGGCAAATAGGTGAAGACATTGAACTGGTACTTGTGCCAAATGTTCCGCTGCAATCCGTGGGCGAACACCCAAACAAAGGTGTGCAGTTGACTTATGGAATGTGCGATATGCTCAGACCGCTGTTATTTGCAACCGGGTTTATTAAGTCAATTCAGATTACTGAACAACCCGGGCAGGTCGATTATGATTTCGACACCTTTCGTAAATTCCACAACTACACCGGACATATATCGCAATGGTACTTCCACATCTTTCCACGGCTTACCTGCGATTTATCCCAGGCCATTGACATTGCGGTCAAACCCAAAACAACCCGGCCTATCGTAATTAACCGCACAGCCCGGTATCACAACCCGACCTTTGACTACATGGTTTTGAAACCCTATGCGGATAAGATGACATTTGTGGGGCTGCCCGAAGAGTACCGGGTATTGTCGGCCAAACTTCCCGGCATGACTTATACCGAGGTTCAAGACTTCGCGGAGTTGGCCTCAGTCATAAAGGGCAGTGAATTGTTTATTGGAAATCAGTCAATGGCCTATGCGATCGCTGAAATCATAAAGCACCCACGGATAGTTGAAGTATGCCCTTATGCCAACAATGTCATCCCGACCGGGGCGAACGGATACGGGGCGTTCACTCTTGTCAACCTCATTCAAATAATGAAATACAAATATGAGTAACAACGAAGAAAAAATTCAAAAAATAGAATGGGGAGAATGGCATGGTGATGGTTATTATGGGAAAAGTTGTTTAAGCAAATGCGGCAGATATGAAAGGGGATGGGAATATGTGGCTTTAAAAAATATGTTACATGGTTCAAATGTTTATTTTACCATTGACCATGTCAAAGGAACAAAAGTTGGGGGTATTGAAAGCATAATAAATAAAATATGAGTAAACAATTTTTAAAAGACTGGCCGACCGAGTTATATTTTACTAAAAGGGGAGTAAAATATCATAAAGACCAATTCGGCACACTACACAGCAAGTCAATCGACCAGACCGATATGGTTGGCGGTGAAAAACAAGAAGAACGCAACAGCGCAGAATTAAACACTACCCGACTGCAACGAATTAAAGAAATCACGGGAACATCAAACCCTTATGTTTTAGACTACGGATGCGGTCAAGGGCAGATGCTTTACTTCCTGCGAAACAAGGGCATCAAGGCAAACGGATATGATCCGTACAACCCAGAGTTCAACTTCCTTTACAATGTGAAATACGATTGCGTTACAATGATTGAAGTCGTAGAACATTTGTCATACCCGTTCCCTGAGTTAAGTGGGGTACATTTACTATTGAAACCCGGTGGAAAAGTAATGATTGAAACAAGTTTCAGCGATTGGTTAACGAAGGACGATGCTTACATCGACCCGAAGGTTGGTCATTGTACAATATGGAGTCATGCAGGGCTTGACCACTTCATGCAGTTGGCAGGGTTCAAAGTAGGCAACCACATCAACCAAAATGTAAGGATATACGAAAAATGATAACTTGGGTAGATATTAAACGGGTGCAGCCAAACCCAAACAACCCCCGTGCTATTCGGGATGCAAGGTTCGAAAAGTTGAAGCAGTCAATTATTGACTTTCCTGAAATGTTGGAAAAGCGTCCGCTGGTTTGTTATACCGAGGGCAAAAACTACATTGTGCTGGGTGGCAATATGCGACTGAAAGCACTACAAGACATCGGTCATGGCGAAGTGCCTATCATGTTGGCAGACGATTGGACAGAAGAACAACGGGCGCAGTTTTTGATTAAGGACAATGTGGGCTTTGGTGAGTGGGATTGGAACACACTCGCAAACGAATGGGATGCGGATAAATTAGAGGCGTGGGGTTTGGAGTTGCCACCAATGGATGCAATTGAATTGGAAGCAGAAGAAGATGATTACGAGATGCCCGATGAAGTGCAAACCGATATTGTGCTAGGCGATTTATTTGAGATAGGGGAACATAGATTGCTTTGTGGGGATTCAACGGACAGCGATGCGGTTGCAAGGTTGATTGATGGGCAAAAATGTAATTTATTGACAGACCCACCCTACGGTATAAATGCAAATAAACAAACATTAGGAAAAGGGAAAAAAGAATTTTATAGAGGCAAAAATTGGGATAATAAAGTTCCTGATTTTTACTATATTTTAGAATTAGTTGATAAAGCAATAATTTGGGGAGGCAATTATTTTGCTAATAAACTTAAAGTAAATAATGATTGGTTATGTTGGCATAAAAAAAATGATAAGCGCAGTTATAGTGAATTTGAACTTGCATGGACTAATTTAGGAAAGAATTGCAGAATGTTATCACACCATTGGGGAGGTGAAATAAAAGAACACCCTACAATGAAACCATTGAAACTTATGGAATGGTGCATTAACTATTTAGATAACAAACCTATATTGGATATTTTCTGCGGTTCGGGTTCAACAATGGTAGCATCGCACCAACTTAAACGCAAATGCTACGGTATGGAACTTGACCCGAAGTATTGCCAAGTCATTATTGACCGAATGCTGAAACTTGACCCGACACTTGAAATCAAACGCAACGGGCAAACTTACAACCGACAAACTACCGATGGCGAATAAATTAGACAACCTGAAAAAGGGTGATGGTTTTGATGCTCACCCTGACAGAATTAACAGGAACGGCCGACCAAAAAAGTATGTCACTCTTCTCAAAGAGCAGGGGTACAAACTTGCCGAAATAAACGACACCATTCAGGCGATGCTGTCAATGGACTTGGACGAACTGAAAGAGGTGTGGCAAAATCCGAAAGCAACGATATTGGAAAAGACGATTGCAAATGCTATGCGGAAGTCATTGGAGAAGGGCAGCTTGTATTCGATTGAAACCTTGCTATCCCGTGTGTATGGCAAGCCAAAGGAAACGGCAGATGTAAACCAAACGGTGCAGGGCGAAATTAAAATAACATTAGATTTAGGATGAAAACAATAACAATCAATTTTGGCAAATGGTCAGCTGGCGCAACCGGTGGTCATTTAAGAAGAATTTATCGCAGATTTTATTTGCGTGGGTACATTTGGACACCCATTGTATTTGTAACTTGGGAATATATGCCATATGAAAGTACGGACTCAGCATAGACACCTCACACGCCACCGGGCAAATGTGAAACTAAAACTCAGGTTTCAATATGTGCAAATAGTTAGCCCCCTTATTCGCATGATTATGGCCGACATTAAGAATATCAAAAAATGAAGATACTTGCACTTTGGGAAGGAATGGGTGGCGTGGAATATCACCGCTTGTACTCACCCCTAAAATACCTGCAAATTACACACCCTCAATTGGAAGTGGATATTTGCACGGACATAAATGAGAAAGGTACACCCAACCTTACTCAATACGATTTGGTGGTTTTCAACCGCTATATCGGCAAACGGCACTATGATGTGTTGGTACACCTTGCAAAGCACAATATTCCCTATGTAATTGATGTGGACGATTATTGGCGGCTGCCTAAGTTTCACCACGCATACCGCTGGGCGAAAACCAACGACCTCAAAGGGGCGGTTCAAGATGCCATACATTACGCTGCCGGGGTTACTGTAACCACCGACACACTGGCAAATGAAGTGCGGCAAATCAACTCAAATGTGTGTGTGCTGCCAAATGCTTTGAACCTCACGGACGAGCAATGGCTGGGTGAAAAGACGCAATCGGAAAAGGTGCGGTTCGGCTGGGTGGGTGGGCTTACCCATGCAAACGATATTCAGATCATAAGCGATGCGATAGCGCATATGTGCGACACTTACCCGGACCAGGTGGAATTCTACCTATGCGGATACCAACCGCATCATTTGTGGCAGTCTATTTTGTATCGCTTCAATGGCAGCGCGGACAAGGTACGGGAGCAGGTGAAGGTTAGCGGCTCACAGCAGGTAAATGAATACGGCTTGTTTTACCGCTTATTTGACATCGCACTTGCACCCCTCGAAGATATCAAGTGGAACAACTGCAAATCAGAACTGAAAGTCATTGAAGCCGGGGCGTATGCCTTGCCAGTGATTGCCAGTTATGTGAAGCCTTACAGCACAATGGAAGCAAACCCCGGAATAATGTATGCAGGAAACACAACCGAAAGCTGGGTGAAGGCAATGACCAAATCAATGGACACTTTAAAAGAGGCAAGGGGCGAAGCGAACCGCATCTACTGCAACACCCACCATAATTTTGAGGCCATAAACCTGAACCGATTAGAATTTTACAAGCAGTGCATATCAGGTACACACGCCCATTCGTAACCGATTACCAACGGGCGATACTTGACAGCCCGGCAAGGTACACCGTAACCGCTGCCGCCACCAAAGTAGGCAAGACAGCGAGCCATATTATTTGGCTGTTTGAGCAGGCGTTGACCTTAAAAGAAAATCAATCGGTATGGTGGGTAGCCCCGGTGTATCAGCAGGCAGAAATCGCCTTCAATCGTATGCGAACTCAGGTAACCGACAAGGGCTTTTTTAAAGTCAATGAAAGCAAGTTGAGATTAACCACACCAACGGGAGGGGTTATTCAATTCAAGTCCGCAGAAAAGCCCGACAATCTATATGGGGACGATGTATTTGCAGCGGTGTTTGACGAATTTACAAGGGCGCGAGAAGAAGCTTGGTTCGCACTCCGTTCCACATTAACCAAAACTCAGGGCAAATGTAAGTTGATTGGGAATGTAAAGGGCAAAAAGAATTGGGGGTACAAGTTATCCGAACGGGCAAAGGCTGGTGAACCGGGGTATCAGTTCTACAAGATAACCGCTTATGACGGGGTGGACGCTGGGATATTGGACTTGGCAGAAATTGAGCAGGCAAAAAGGGATTTGCCACAGCATATATTTTCGGAATTGTATTTGGCCGAACCGACCGAGGACGGCAGCAACCCGTTTGGACTGAGTTACATCGACCGCTGCATCAAAGCGCAATCGACCGCACCTGCTGAATGGTACGGCATCGACCTTGCAAAATACACGGATTGGACGGTCATAATTGGGCTTGACAAAGATTACAATGTCTGCCACTTTGAGAGGTTTCAAAAGGATTGGGCGCAGACTGAGCAGCATATAATCGAACTCGTAGGCACAACTCCGTGCGCGATTGACAGCACGGGCGTAGGCGACCCTATTGTGGAGAAAATCCAAAAACGCTGCCCTCGGGTTATCGGGGTGAAGTTCACATCACAAAGCAAACAGCAAATGATGGAACAATTAACCGCGGATGTTCACGCTGCTGCAATAGGTTTTCCTGAGGGGGTAATCGCTGATGAGATGCGGAACTTTGAATTTGAACACACGGCAACGGGTATGCGATATTCTGCGCCATCAGGGTTGCATGATGACGCGGTGTGCGCCTTGGCACTTGCCCGGCATTGCTGCCAAAAAAATAAGAAGGGCGTGTTTTATGTTATCTAAAATAGTGCTTACCATAGCCATATACGAAATAATCAAAAGCATAGCCATACATTTGTGGTATAAGATAGTAAAATGAAACTACCAAAGAATTGGGATAACATCACAATAGGTCAATTTCAGCAGCTTCAAAAGTTGACTGAGCCGACCTTCGACAACCAAATCAAGACGCTTGCCGTTTTGAGCAATTACACCCAAGAGCAAATCGAGGACTTGCCCGTGTACAAGGTGGCCGATGCGGTGGCTAAATTGTCATTTATGGCAGAGTTACCCAAGCCAAAACACATCACCGGATTTTGGTGCGGAAATTATGTGTATAAATTCGCGGCAAACCAGCATCAGTTAACGGCTGGGCAATTCATAACTATTCAGGATTTAATTCAATCCGGTAATTGGATAGACAACCTGCATAAGATTATGGCAGCACTTTGCGTTCCGTACCGAGTTATGTGGCCAAAGCGGTGCGAACTGAAAGCACAGGACTTTGAACGGGTTGCAGAACTCTTTAAAAACAAAATGCCTATCTCGTTGGCCTATGCTTACACGCTTTTTTTTTCGACTTGCTGGCCAGCATTACAAGACGCTATCCTTCACTATTTAAAGGCGGAGGCGGAGATGATGAAGGCGACATTAGAAGGCAAGACCGAGCAGGTTTAATATGGTTAAAGACCGTTGACAAACTGGCACGGGGCGACCGGGCGAAGTACGACTACTTTTTGAAAATGGGTATCATTGAGTTTCTGAACTCTTGTTCTTTTGAACACGAACGGGGCAGGGCAAGGGGTGAACGACTTAACCAAGCCAGTAGCGATGCGAAACGCGCAAAGGACATCAATGTTTATGTGGTGGCACTTTTGCAAGAACTTTTAGATTAGTATATTTGTAAATAGTCAGGTGGCGGAATGGTAGACGCTTAAATGGAGTATCATGTTGTATAACCAGTACGAAAACTACAACCTCTATATTCAATAACAGGTTCGACTCCTGTCCTGACTACCCTCCCTGTCGATAGCATCGGCAGGCCGACCCGGTATCAGCAATGAGCCGGGTTTCTCTTTGGTACATTTATTAGCGTGAGCATATCAAAGGCGCAATTAGACGCAATCAACCGGGGGGCGTTGGCCAACATCGGCAAGAACGCAAATGACCCTGATTTAAAGAGTGGCAGTCTGCTTGATGATTTGCTTATTGGCGTTGCATCGCAGCTTACACAAGAGATTTACGATAAACTTACCGAAAACAAAACCGTTGCCACTCAAAACCTAAGGCAAAGTATAAACGCAAGTAAGGCGTTTAAGATTGGGGATATTGTTGCCGTAGATATTAGCATGGCAGACTATTGGTCATTTGTTGACAAGGGCAGAAAACCCGGCTTGCCACCTCCGGTTGTAGCATTAGAACAATGGATAAATGCAAAGGCCAGCGTTAAAAGCAAAGTCAAACCAAAAGAAGGGCAGTCAATGGACGATGCAATCAAGAGTTTTGCTATTGCAATTAGCCGTAAAATAGCCAGCAAGGGAACAATAAAACGATTTGGTTACAAAGGTATCAACTTTGTTCAAGAGGTATTGTCGCCCCAAAATTTGGACGCAATCGCCCAGCATTTATCAGACGCATTCGGGCAGCGGATTATTCTATCTGTGAAAATGGAAGAACGCAAACCTGCTTAACCTTACACCGCTACCGAGGTAAGTACATTTTGTTATGTGGCAATAACCATTGAAAACGAACCGGGCGACATCACCCCGGTTTATTCCGACATCACTTACACACTGAGCAGCAACAACTCAGGGCAGACCAATTTTAAATTCGTGGCCGTAGTTAAAAATGCGGCTGGCACTATCTTGGCCAAACTCAAAGCCCCGGTTTACACTGGCACTTCATACGGGGTGTTTAACCTTTCCCGGATATTGCAGAACTATGTCACCTTTGATTTCAATCAGGCGACGACAATCCCGGCCAAATGCAGCAACTCATTTCTTGCCTACTCAGTTGAGTTTGGTGAAGAGTACGGAGGCACTGAATATCTGAACCTAACCAGCGACACCGGGAAGTACACTTGGAACGGGTTATTTTCTAAATGGGAAAGTGAAGCGGTGAGTGATTACGAAATTGCAATCCCCAGCAGCAGAAAGTTTTTAACCACGGTCCGCAGCCGCAGGGTTACAAGGGCGCAGTACGATTATCTTTACTTTCTCAGGGGTGCGGCCACGGGTGTAGATGAAGTGGAAGTCAAAGCCTACAATGCGGCAGGGGTTGCCACCACATCGGTAATTGACCAGACCTTTAACACCACGGCCAAAGATGAATACTTGCTCAGAATGGCAGCCGGGGTTGTTAACCTAAATCAAATATCCGCAGCATCTTTAATTAGTGGCACGGCAGGTTCGGTTGTTCCGGTGGGTACTGTCTATTATACAATACAGCTGAAACAAAGTATAGGGAATGATCCTTGCAGTGAGGCCTATCGGTTTGATGTGATTGAGGAGTGCAGCAAGTACACGCCCCGTGTATTGTACTTTCTCAATCGCCTTGGTGGGTTTGAAACACTGCGATGTTCAATGCTGAACCGCGACACATTTGAAGTACAACGAAAGCAATTAAAACGCAATACCTATGAGTTTACCGGGACGCAATACGGACGCGACACATCAGCCCACGGCATCGCAAACTACTCCACCACGAAAACGCGGAAAGTAATCCTAAACACGGACTTTTTAAACGCAACTGAGTGGCAATGGGTGGACGACCTGCTGAGCAGCCCTATTGTCTATTTGGACGGCACTATTCCCGTGAACATCACGAACACCTCAATGGAAGTGTTTGACCTGAATGACGGGCCACAACAACTCAGAATTGAAGTTGAATATACCGAACCCGAAATCCTGCAAAATATATGAACAATGTAAGGCTGGTGTGCGGCAATCAGATAGTGGACTTGCCGACTGATTTTGGCATATTGATTAACAAGTCCATTGCCGACATACGCGAACCTGAAAGCAGGTCATCGGATTGGAGCAAGACATTCACCCTGCCCGGCACGAAGCGGAATAATAAATTGTTCAGTCATTTGTTTGATCTGAACTTGTCAATCCGCAACACCACAGCAACGAATTTCAACCCGGATTTCAATCCAAACCTGAAAGCCAGTGCATCGCTGTATGTGGACGAGGTTACGCAAATTGAAGGGTTTATACGGCTACTCAATATCAATGTAACCGACCGACACGAAATACAATATGAGTGCACTTTGCACGGGCAGTTGGCCGACTTGTTTGCAAAGATTGCGGACAAGAGAATGTCTGAACTTGATTTCAGTGAGTACAATCACACGATAAACAGCACCAATATTTTTAACAGCTGGGACACTTCGATTGTTAAAAACGGCAGCAGCGGATATGTCAATTTTAGCGGTGGTAAACCGATTGGAGAGGGTTATGTCTATGGGTGGATAGATAATGGCACATACTCCAATTATGACAATCTATACACGGATAACATGACCCCGTATGTGTACGCAAAGCAGGTTGTTGACAAGATATTCAGTGGCGCAGGTTACACATACAGCAGCGGCTCATTTTTCAATACCGATTTATTTAAGAGATTAGTTGTACCCTGCCCGACAAAGAACCCGATTTTATCAGAGGCGCAGGTTACACTCAGGCAGTTTGAAGCCAGCCCGAGCAGTTCGGCGACTTACAATATAAACACATCACCGCCTCGCATCAATTTTGGCAATGAATTAACCGACCCTTCAAATCAATACAACACGACCAATTCACGATTTACAAACGCCTTCCAAAATCAAGTGTATGATTTCTATGTGGATTTAAAAGGTACGGCTCAGGGGCTTAATGCGAACTCAGAAGATTATTTGTTCCTGATGTTCAATGTCAACGGGCGAAGGTTTAGGCGCAGCATATTGCTAAAATCAAACGGGCTGGGTGAAGCAACTCTTGACCAAGTCATAAAACTTGAAAACTTCCGATTGTTTTTGAATGACTATGTGGAGGTAGAGTTTGACAGAATTATGTCGGGTTCGGGTGGCATTTCACCAGGCGCAACTTTGACCGGGGCGAGTATAACCCTAAACAGCACAACAAGTTTTTACAATGTGATTGTAGAGGGGAATTACGGGTATGGCGACCAAATGGACTTTACCGGGTTTTTTACGGGAACTGAAACAAAGCAGCGTGAGTTTATGCGGTGGGTTTTTACGATGTTCAATTTGTATTGCGAACCCGACCCTGCAAAGGCATATTCAGTTGTTGTTTTACCCCGTGAAGATTTCTACACAAGCACGGTACGCGATTGGACAATGAAGCGCGATTTGTTGCAGCCTATGGAGATTATACCTATGGGCGACCTCGATGCAGGGCGTTATGTTTTCAGTTATGCAGAAGGCGATGATGAACAGAACAAATACTATCGCGAAGATTACGGGCGTACTTATGGCGACCGCAATGTGATTGTAGAAAATGACTTTGTAAAGGACGAAAAAAGAATTGAAATCGGGTTTGCGCCAACTCAAATAATCAAACCCGAAATTGAAACGGATAAATACTTGCCTTCGATTGAAACCAACAGCCAAGAACAAAAGGGTGGCAAGTTAAGAATTTTGCAGTACGATGCGATTTCGTGTAATGTTTACCGGGTTATTAACGGCTCACCTGCTGCAAGTGGAACGCCAACGATAAATGTAAAACAAACCTACCCGTTTATGTCGCACTTAGACGACCCAAATTCGTCAACGGTTGACATCAATTTTGGAATGCCTCGCATGATTGGGTTAAAACCGGGTACGGCTGTAACCAACAACAACCTTTACAATAAGTATTGGAGCAAGTACATTCAGGAGATTACGGATAAGGACAGCAAAATAGTTCGCGGTCATTTTCACCTTACCCCGGCCGACATCGAAAAGCTGTCATTCAGGGACTTGTACTTCTTTGACGGCAACTATTTCAGACTGAACAAGGTCGAAGATTATGACCCGATAAACCCCTCGGTAAACATTTGCGAGTTTTTATTTTTAAAAACTGGACAAACATTCACGGCAACAACGGGCAGCGTAGGCGGTGGCGGTGAGCAAGGCACGGGCGACGAAACGGAATACAATCCCGGTGGCGGCAGAACAAACGGCAAGGTAATTGAACAAAAGGGCGTAAGCATAGGGGAGTATAACAGCGTAGGCGACGGCATAGGCGTAGGCAATGCGATCACAAACTTGGGGCTGCGTAATGCGGCATTTGCCACCAGCGGAGTTACTTTTCTATGCAACGATAGCATCGTCATTGGCGAAGCCCCAGCCGAACCAGTTGGGTGTAATGAGGTATGGGTACAAGGGCAGCAGATAACCCCAAACAATTTTAATAGCAATCGATTTGTTTACCCACCTAATAATTACACACTAGCATTGCACGATGACATTATCATTTCGCTGGGAACGGGCAACCACACATTAACACTTCCACAAGCATCGACGGCAACTGGCAAAATGTATTGGGTGGTAAAAAAAGGGGCGCAGGGTACACTCACGATTGACGCATACGCAGACGAACTAATCGACGGAGATGCTAATTACACAATCAATACACATTACGGAACGGCTTGTTTGGTATGTGATGGAACAGAATGGTACGCATTAACAAACAAATAAAATGGCAAAAACCACAGTAACCGCAACCTTACAAGCGGAAACCAAAGGGACGGAAAGCGTCAAGTCGCTGAAAGCGCAAATCAGGGAAGCGACAAACGAAGCGACCGCACTCGCTCAAAAGTTTGGTGAATTTTCACCAGAGGCACAAAATGCAGCTTCGAAAGTAGCCGAACTTAAAGACCAGATGGAGGACTTCCAACTCCGAGTGCAAGGTTTAAACCCGGATAAATTTCAGGTAATTGCCAATATAGGTTTAGGAGTTGCAAGAGGCATACAAGGCGCAACGGGTGCAATGCAGTTGTTTGGTATTGAAAGCGAAACCGCACAAAAGGCATTGGCAAAAGTACAAGCGGCATCCGCATTTGCCGAAGGGGTGCAGGGCGTTATGGACATGACCAAAGGCATGAAAGGCTTTGTCAAAGAAACGGTTGCAGGTTTTAAAGGAATTAAGGGCGCAATCGCTGCCACGGGTATAGGATTGCTATTGGTGGCACTCGGTACGGTTGCGGCATATTGGGACGACATTAAAGGCGCGATAGGTGGGGTTACAGCAGAGCAAGAAAAACTGAATAAAAAGGCCACTGAAAATGTTGAGGCCGAAAAGCAAAAAACGGAACTTCTTGAACTATCCGAAAACACCTTAAAATTACAAGGCAAGTCCGAACGCGATATACAGAAACTGAAAATTGACCAGATAAACACGGAAATTGAAAAGCAAAAGGTTGTAATTGCCAATGCCAAAACTACCCGTGATTTAGAGGTAGCCGCTGCCAAAAGGAATAAGGAATTCGCAAAAGGTGCAATTCGCTTTGCGCTGGAAGTTGCAGCAGCAGGTGTGCGCCTTTTGGTTACTCCACTTGACTTGTTGATTAAAACCGCGAATGCCGTATCGGAAACACTTGGTTTTGGTAAAATAACCGCATTCAGTTTCAATGAAGAAATCGACAAAATGATTGAAAAGGGCAGCGAGATAGGTGCTAAATTTATTTTCAATCCTGATGAAGTTGCCAAAGAGGGCGACAAGGCGGTTAAGGCGGCAGAAAAAACGGGCGCAGAACTTGTAAGCAAAAGAGACGGGTTAATACTTGCCATAAAACAAGCAGACCAGCAGGCCGCACAAGAGGGGGCGCAACGGGCAGAAGAAGAAAAACAAAAGGCATTGGAACGGCAGGCTACTATGCTCGGTCTTGACCAGTCAACAATTGAAAAGAAAGTTGCCGCTGCCGATGCTGCATTTCAAACAACGGTGGCAAACCTACGCAAACAAGGTTTCAGCGAATTAGAAATCGCAATACAGCGCGATGCAGCCCTGGAAAAGATACGCGAAGAACACCTGCAAAAACTGAAAGATGCTGATGAGAAGGCCAAAGCGGATGCACTTAAACGAGAAGAAGAACAGCAAAAGAAATTAAAAGAATTTCAAAAAGAGCAGCAAGACAGCCTATTAAAAGCAAATGAAGATTACTACAAATATCAGGAACTGCAACTTCTTCAAAATGGCGCAACGCAAGAAGAGTTCAACAACTTAGAACTTGAAAGGCTGCAAACCAATTTGGAGGCAATGCGCGCTATAAATGGCGAAAATTCAGCAGAGGCAATAGCAGCGGAGGCAGCACTTGCGGCAAAGAAAAAAGAAATACGCGACAAAGATTTAGCCGATAAACGGGCAGCAGAACAGGCAAGTTTGCAACTAACGGCTCAAGGCTTTGCATCCATTGCTGAACTTGCGGACTCATTTGCAGGTAAATCCGAAGAGCAGCAGAAAAAGGCATTTGAAATAAAGAAAAAGGCTTCGATTGCTCAGGCTATTGTTGAGACACTTATGGCTGCGCAGTCTGCCTATGCTTCGCAAATGTCAATACCGACACCAGACGCACCAATCCGTGCAACCATTGCAGCAGCATTGGCACTTGCCTCGGGTATTGCAAGGGTTCGCAAAATTGAGCAGACAAAGTTTGAAAGCCGAAACGCCCCGACAGGTGGAGGCGGTGGAAACAATCCTTCCGCACCAAACACCACACCTTTAACCGGGGGTATTTTGCCGGATATGGAGCAGCCCGGTGGATTTGCTGGAATGGGGCGTGTTTATGTCTTGGAAGGCGACATCACCAAAACACAAACAAGGGTGCGAAGGGTGCGAAATGTATCGGTTGTTTAATGGGTACATTTAAGGGCATGGAGTTACCATTGTACAAAATAGTAGTCAATGAAGATGACGATACGGGCGTGGAGTTCGTTTCGTTAGTTGACAAACCTGCTATAAAAAAAGACTTTCTGCTATTCAATGAGCAGCGCAAGTTCAGCATTCAATCAGAAGAAAAGCGCATAATCACTGGTCCGGCAATGCTGGCCAACAAACCCATTTACAGGTTCGACGATGCAAGGGGTGAGTATTATGTCGTTTTCGATGCGGAAACCATTTGGACGATTGCAAAGAAAATGGCACGCAAAGCCATGTATAATGCGGTCAACACAGACCACGCCACACCCGTTAATGAGGGAGTGTACATGATAGAGATGTACTTCATTGACCGGGCAAGGGGTGTAAATCCTCCGGTTGGTTTTGAAGATGCCGAGGACGGCTCAATGTTCGTTACCTATTTAGTTGACAATGAAGAAGTATGGGAAAAAGTAAAGGCAGGGGAATGGAAGGGTTTTTCAGTGGAAGGGCTTTTCAATGTCGAATATGAGGGTAGTGTCGCTGCCGAACTCAGGGCAATGGCATCCGAACTCAGTAAAATTTTGCACCAATTTAAATCTTAATATAATTACAAATGATGAACTTCACAAAAGAACTGGCCGAATTGAAAACCAGCTTTTCGGCATTAACCGAAGAATTAAAAATGCGCTTTAACGCAGAACCAGCGGCCGAACCAAAAGCATTTGGCGAAGCCACACTCGTTGACGGCACAATCGTAGCATTCGAAGGCGATGCACCCGCAGTGGGTGGCGCACTTATGGTTATCAGCCCCGAAGGCGAAGTACCTGCGCCTGACGGAACACACGAAACTACTGACGGGCAGTTGATTTCAACCGAGGGTGGTATCATTACCGAAATCGAAACCAAAGAAATGGAAGTCGAAGAAGAGGCAGCCGCACAATTTGCAAGCCTTGAAGTATTCGAAGCCTACCGCACAAGTGTAGAAGACAGACTCAGCAGCATCGAAAAAAACCTGATTGCAATGCTGGGCAAGGTTGAAGAAACTTTCAGCGTGTTTGAAAAGTTCGCAAACCAAACCCCCGAGCCTGCTGCACCTCAGTTCGGCCACAAAAAAGTAGAAAAAGACAGCGCACTTAGCGCATTCGCATCCTCATTCAAAAACCTTAAAAAATAAAATAAAATGGCATTTGTTGTTTCAGGTCTTACCGACTACACCAAAGAGGTAAAAACCGACCTACTCGTAAAATCAATGTTCAGTGGTAAAACTGCGGCTTTGTTGCAGGGTGCTGGACAAGTTGTTCCCGGAATTAAGAGTGCAGAAATCCTGCCCTTGCTTGACTCCGATGTTTTCTTTCAAACTGACGGCTGCGGTTACAATGCCTCAGGCACAACCACAATCAGCAAGCGTACAATTACTGTTGGTAAGGTAAAGGTTGAAGAAACCCTTTGCCCTAAGACCTTGGAAACAAAGTACACTCAAATCGGTTTGGCGGCAGGTTCCCCCGTTGACCTTGGTGTGTTCCAAGAACAGATTGGTAACGAAAAAGCAATGAAGATTGCCGAAGCCAACGAAACTGCTATATGGCAGGGCGACTCAACCGGAGGTGCTGGAAACCTTGGTTTTTATGACGGCTTTCTTACAATTCTTGGCGACCTCGGATTTGGAGGTGCTGGCGACCCTATCGAAGGCAACCCCACAACTGGCGGTGGATACACTCAGTTAACTTCGCTTACTTCTTCAAACATTGACGAAGCCATTGCAAAGATTTACAGCCTTATTCCTGCCGGAGTGCTTGGCAAAGAAGATGTATTTATCGCAATGGGTACTGATACCTACCGCACTTACCGTGCTTGGTTGGTTGGTGCTAACTTGTTCCACTACGATGCTGTTGAAGCAACTGCAATGGAAATCATTGACCCTATTAGCGGCATCAAGATTTACGGATTGCACGGCATGAACGGCACTAACAAAATCGTTGCAGGTCGCTGGTCAAACTTCTTCATTGGTACAGATATGATGGATGAAACCGAAGAATACACCATGTGGTTCTCACAGGACAACAATGAGGTAAGGTTCCGCGCTTCATTCAAACTTGGAACTCAGATTGCCCGTCCTGATGAAGTAGTTTATTTCAAACTTCCATAATTAACGAAATAGAAATTTAAACCCGGGGGGTGGGGAACAACCCTACCCCCTTTTAATTTAAAAAAAACAGATGTGTATCTTAACTACCGGATTTACTCTTGATTGCAAAACGCAGTCAGCCGGAATAAAATCAATTTACCTTGTTGAATTTGGCGCAAAAGCCACTTTGACAAAATCATCAGGTGAGGTTTCTGCCCACACCCTGAACAGCCCCAAAGTTTATTTCAAGTACGAACTTGAAAAAGAAACCACCGCTATGACTTGGCGTACCATTCCTTCAACTGAAAACGGCACGGTGTTCTATGAAGCCGAAGTAAATGCAAGGTTGCACAAAGTAACCACCGCACAGCGCAATGAAATCAAATTGCTGGCTCAAAACCGTATGCTGTTGATTGTACTTGATGCAGAGGGTAATTACTGGCTGCTGGGTGCTGATTATGGCGTTCAGTTGCAGCAATCAGAAAGCAACTTCGGTCAGGCGTTTGGAGACTTCAAAGGTCATGTATTAAATTTCTTGCATAAAGAAACCGACCTGCCTTTGAAAGTTCAGTCGGCTGTTGTAACTTCGCTGGGTCTTTCATAAGTATTTGTTCATAGTATTTGCAAGGGGGTGGCTACGGCTGCCCCTTTTTTTTTAAAAAAAACTTGCACAATTAAAATTTAGGTTTTATGTTTGCTCATCTCTCTAAGATATTTTTAACCCCTGGTTTGCTTGGTCGCCGCCAGGGGTTATTTTTTTTGCACACTTTGAAAATGGGTACATTTAGGGTTGATGCTCTACATTACCAAAGGTCAAAGCAATTCAGTAATCATAACTGGCCGGGAAAAGGTAACAATTACCTCGCCCGTTTATCTGTTGGTTTTTGACAGCCAAGTGAGTTATGACCAGAAGGCTTTTATTGTAGCCGATAGCAGCACACACCCAGCAAGGTTTCAGGAATTCACATTCACCGAGGGCAGCACAGCGGCTAAAACCCTGCCCATTGGCACACATTATTGGAGGTTGTTTGCCCAGACCAGCCCCACTAATTTAGACCCTGATTTAGCCAACGAAGAAATAGACCGGGGTATTGCCGAAGTAAGCACATCACACACGAATTTCAATGACCATGAGGTCAACACCACCATAAAACAGCACCACATCGGATGAGTTTTGAACTATTAAAGATAACATTTGCGGAGTCAAAATTGCCAAAGTTCAAAGAACAAAAGCAAAAGGGCTTCGTTACCTATGGGGAAAAAAACGACTTCCCAGATACATTACTCGAATTCTACAAGCGCAGCCCAAAACACGGGGCTATTGTAAAGCAAAAAGCAAGGTTTACAGCCGGAAGTGAGTGTGTAATTGAAGGCAATCAGGCGGCTTTAAAGTTGATTGACTTTGTTAACCCTTATGAGGGGCTGCATGATTTCAAAGCAAAGTTGGCACTCGATTACGAGATATTCAATGGCTATTGTTTTGAGGTGCATTACAACAAGTTAGGGCAGATTGCAAAGTTTTACCATGTGGATTTCAGCAAAATCCGCACGAACGACCATAAGACCTACCTTTATTTGCATGACTGGCAGAAATACAAGGCAGATGAAGTAAGGATTTACGACCGATTTAACCCGGACACAGCAGAGCCGTTCAGCGTTCAGTTATACTATTACCGGGAATATGATGCAGGGCTGGGAGTTTATCCGTTACCACCTTACATTCACGGGCTGCAATACATCGAAATTGATGTTGAGATAGCCAATTTCCACAATAACAACATCCGCAACGGGTTTTCAAACGGAACGCTGGTTCAATTGTTCAAAGGCGAACCAACACCGGAACAAGCGCGGAAGTTTGAACGGAAGTTTAAAGACCGCACCACCGGAACGGATAACGCTGGGGGCTTAATCATTCAGTTCAATGACGGCAATGAAAGACCTGCCGAGGTTAACCACATACAGCCCAGCGACATTGACAAACAATTCCTGCAACTGAATGAAACCGTAAACAGCGAGATATTTACGGCTCACAACTTCCCACCTATCTTAATGGGTCAAAAATCAGACGGGCAACTTGGCGCGAGAAACGAATTGATTGAGGCGTATGAGATGTTCCATAAGAGCTATGTAAACAGCCGACAAGCAAGACTTGACGCTTCACTTGAATATGTTTGCGACTTTATATATCCGGGCGTACAGATAAGCACACAAGACAGCGAGTTTATCGGGCTTGATTATGTGGCACTTGCAAACACCGGGGTTATATCGGTAGATGAAGCCCGTGTCGCACTTGGGTTAGGCGAAGCGGAGCAGAAAGTTATTGACAGCGCACAGCGTATAATTGAAAGCATCAACAGCCTTTCGCCACTTGTTGCAAACAATGTGCTGTCAAACATGACCATAAACGAAAAAAGGGCGTTGGCAGGTCTTGGACCAATAGCAGGTGGTGATGTATTACAAGCAGCACCACCAGCCGATGCAGCGTTCAAATTCAATGACTTTGAAAAGTGGCACGATGACGATTTAAAAGTGTTTGCTCAATTTGGACAGCCGGAAAGTCAGTTTGAAATGGTGAAGTTCAACTTTGCTGAACTTTCAGAAAAGGAACTTGCAATCATGGGCGCAGTTAACGACAACCCAAAGGCAAGTGTAAAAGAGATATCGACCGCTTCACGAATAGCCGAAGATGAGGTTATCAAAATACTTCGCGTGTTGCAAGATGCTGGCAAAATTGAGTGGACGAACACCGCGATTAAAATTACCGACATCGGGATAAACGACATCAGCGACAGCGGAGGCACACCACGAATTGAACTGAGGTATAAATATAATGTAAGCCCCGAGGCAAAGCCATTAAAAACACAATCACGCCCGTTTTGCATTGAAATGGAAAAAATGAATAGGTTATATACCCGGCAGGATATTGACCAAATGACTGCGATTTTGGGTTATGATGTATGGAGGCGCAGGGGTGGCTGGTACACCGTGCCGGATAGCGAACCAGCAATACACTTGCCGCATTGTAGGCACGAATGGAAGCAGGTATATGTAAGGAGGCGCAACAATGGCTAATTTTGCATTCTTTGTTTCAGAGCAGGATGTTAAGAAAAACACCCCCATTGATGAAAATGTGGACAGCAAAATTCTGCAAACGGCAATGCGTACGGCTCAGGATATCTACATCAGGGATATAATAGGCTCAGGTCTTTATGACAAGATTTGCGACGACATAAATGGGGCTGGTTTGGCAGGTGATTACCTCACATTGGTCAATAAATACATTGCGCCTTGCCTATACCACTACATTGTAACCGAGTCAATGCTGCCTATGACCTTTAAAATGATGAATAAATCGGTCATGACAAGGGGTAGTGATAACTCAAACAGCGTAGATTTAGACCAACTTACGCGAATTGAACGCGAATATCAGCACAAAGCGGAATACTACGCCCAAAGGTTGCGCGATTACCTTCTTGAAAACGACACTAAATTTCCGTTGTACTTAAATCCGGGTGACGGCATAGATGTAATTAACCCACATTCTCAGGATATGCTGGGCGGTTTCTTCCTCGGATATGGTGAAGATGATTGTTTCTTAAACTACGATTTCCCCAAATGAGTAAAGTAAGAGAGAAAAACGAACAAAAGGCACTAATATACTTCAAAAAACATGGTAACGATAAACCAACTGCTAAACGCCCTTACAACAGCCGGAGAAAATCATCGGCAAATTAAGGCGGTCGTTACCAACCTTGATTACAATGTAGCCACAACGGGCGATACATTGTACCCATTGATGCGGATATTCCCGGACGGCAGCCAAATTGACGGGGATAGAGTTGTTTATCGGTTTGCGCTGGCGGTTATGGACAGACACCGCGAAGATTTCACCGATGCGGTGGAACGCATAAGCGATATGCACCAAGTATTATTGGACATTTACGCGACACTCAGGTATATCTACCGCAACGATAGTTCAGGAATGTGGAAACTCGAAGACAGCGCGACACCTTTTTATGACGACAAAACCGACATCGTGGCAGGGGTTGCAAGTGTGTTCACATTTACGGCTTCAAATACCCGTGATTTCTGCGATGTACCTTCAAACGATTACGATTTTCCCGGATTGGATTTGTCGGGATTGCAGGTCATTGACGGGGGGTTTTACAATTCAAGTTTTTCAAACATAATTAACGGAGGCATAGCGTGAGTTACATAACCATAAAATTAAGACGCGGAACAGCGGCACAATGGACAGCACAAAACCCGGTATTAGCCGAAGGGGAATTTGGTGCTGAAACCGACACCCGAAAATTTAAAATCGGTAACGGGGTAGGGGCGTGGAACTCGCTGCAATATTGGGGTGGCTCAGGTGGTGGTGCGACCTTGTTTACTGACCTTACCGATGTGCCGCAAAGTTACACCGGGCAGGGCGGCAAACTTGTAAGGGTTAAAGCAGATGCAAGTGGATTGGAGTTCTACACCCTTACAATTAGCAGTGGCGATGTAACAACAGCACTTGGCTTTACTCCCGAAAATGTGGCAAATAAATCCACAAGCGTTACAACGGATTTAGCTTCAAACACAAAGTACCCAAGCGTTAAAGCGGTTTATGATTGGGCGGTGGCGACATTCACCACAACCGCAGCGGTGGCAAGTCAAATAACAACTGCATTAAGCGGCTATGCAACTCAGGCTTATGTAACATCTCAGGGCTACATTACCAATGTCATCACGGCTTTGGGTTATACGCCCGAAAACAGCGCAAATAAGAAGACATCGTTGGCCGATAATAGCGACACATTCTACCCTTCGCAAAAGGCTGTTAAAACGGCTGTGGACGCGAAACAAGACACGCTGGTTTCAGGAACAAATATTAAGACAATTAACGGCAACAGCCTTCTTGGCGGTGGTGATTTAACCATAAGCGCAGGGGCGGACATATTAGAAATTCAAGTATTCTCATAATGGCAACTTTTACCAAAATATTACTATCAGGCAGCACGGGCGGAAGACCGATAAAGCTCGCTGCATCGGGAACACCCGGAACAACTATTCACACTACTCAGGCAAGCAGCGGAGTTATTGATGAAGTATGGTTATATGCAATCAATACAAGTGCGGCATCGGTTAACCTTACCATTGAATTAGGAGGCACAACTTCGCCTGATGACCAAATTATTGTCGCAATACCTGCGAAATCAGGATTGAGCCTTGTTTTACCCGGTTGTGTGTTAAGTGGAGACAATTCAAGTGGGCGCACAATAAGGGCATTTGGTGCGAGTGCCAACAACATAAACCTTGTTGGGTATGTTAACCGGATTTCATAATGGCTAATTCAAGGTTCGGTTTAAGAACAAGGCTGGGTTTGGTTCGGTCATATACAGAGGGCGTTGGTGCAACCGATGCAGATGCAACGGCTTTTTTAAATGCGGCAGGAATAACCGATGCAACAATAACAGCAGCCATTCAGCAGCTTGTAATTGACTTAAAATTTTATTCTATATGGTCAAAATGCAAGGCTATTTATCCTTTTGTTGGTGGGTCTGCATCGGCACATAAATTTAATCTCAAAACT